AGTGTGCTCTTGCCGCTACCGTTCGGTCCGACGACGCCCAGAACCTCGCCCCGTTCGACGCTCAGATTCACGTCGCGAAGTGCCCAAAACTCAGAGGGAGGCTGGTGCGGCAGGAATGGCACGATTTCCGTCAGCCGGTCCAGCGGCCGACGGTACAAACGATACACCTTGGAAACGTTCTGGACGTGGAGCAACCGAGACCAGTTTAACTCCCCATCCTCACGCTCCGCCGGAACATCTCCGGCAGCGGCAAAGCATAGCCGATCAAACACATCTGGTCCAGCGCGAACAAGACCACGCTCTCGAAGCCCTTTCCCTGGGCCGAATGGGCCTCTTTCATCCAAGCCGTGGTTGCGTCGCCGACCCCCACCAGATGGCTTCGCTGGGCCGCCGGGAATGCTGGAAATCCGGCCAACATCAGTGCCTGTTCGCTTTTGTCGAGGTTGCGTTGGAGTGTGAAACCGAAGCCTTCCGTCTTCAGACAGTCGAGCGTGGCCGCTGTCCACTGGCTCGGCGGATAATTAATCGCCCGGTTGAAACTCGTCTGGTTCACATCAACGGGATACAGCACTTCAAACCGCGCGTTCGAGTATGTTCCCCGGACGTAGGCCATAATCGCGGCAGTGAAGTTTCCCAGCACTGTCTGGAGAAACGCGACTTCATCGGGATACGCAGTGGGATCGGCCGTGTTGTCGGCAAACACCGTCATCGCCCTTCCGTACAGCGTCAGGAACTGGCTCGCCGTCCAGGCATCGTAGAACGGCATTCCGGAAAACGCGTTGCCAGCCCCGTCGTTCGGAAAATACCACCACTGTTCTTCGCCGAATTGCAGATAGGGCCGCAAGCCGGCATCCGCTTGAATCGCCGCCGCGTCCAGGTACACTTGCTTCCAGAAATCGAGGCTGGTCGGGGAAAAGTTCGTCTGGTACGAAGGCGTCTGCAACAGAATCGCGTCGCCGGCCGGCCCTCTCTGAACCATGCCCACTCCCACCGACGGATCCACGTCGCGAAGCTCGGTGCTGAACGCCGTCGCGACATCGATCCCGTAGCTCGCAAGAGCAGTGAAGAAACTCTGGTTCCAGTACCGCGCGATTCAATCGCGGAGCAGCCGTCAGATCCGTGCGCCACAAGCCCGTATGCCCTCCGGAGAACATCGCCGAGACGCTCACCGTCAGCGTACTGCTGGTCGTCGATTGACTCAGCGTGTGGTGGTTTCCGTCATCTCCCATGGAGCGCGAATAAATCGTGACCACGCTTCCGGCTACGCTCGCCCATATGCCTGTGTAGCCATGGTTCAGCTCCTGGGCATACGAAATCGCAATCGTATCCAGTGTGTCGCCGCCGTGCATCCCCCGCTGGATCTCCGTAGGCGACGTGCCCGCGGGATCATCATCGCGCGCCAGGAAGACGGAAACGAACTGGCCCGGCTCGGGCGTTCCTCCGAACGTCACGGTGCCCGTGGCGTAAACATTGTCCGGATTCGCCAGCTCATAGAACCACAGCGCGCCCACGTAGTGATTTTGCCGGCCCTTGAACCCCAGCGTGTCTATCAGCCACGCTGTTCGCTCGGGCGCAAGCGCGATCGAATGATCGGTGTCCCAGTCCGTCGCCAGCGTCATCCGCGGTTCGTCCGGAAATGTGGGAAGCGTCGTCGTGGGTACGGCTGCCTCCAGAAAGTCGAGATAAAAGTCTCCGCCCGCCGGACCCGCGTGCGTGATGGTCACCGTATGAGTCCCGCTGCCGAACTCGCCTGCCGGCCAGCGAATCAGCACATCCTCGCCCGGAACCCGAAGATTCACCGTAGTGGCCGTGCCGCCGTCCACCACGATCGATAGTTGCGCACCGTTTCCCGTATATCGCGTACCCACGTACACCGTGTGCGTCTGCGCGGCCGTGTATGGGAAGCTGACCGAATCGCCCTCCGTCGTCGTCGAGTGAATCGAGCCCCCCGAAAAGTTCCCGCGCGTGACGGTCCACGTCCCGCTATACGTCATGCCGACGGCATCATCTTCGTAGCGACGGCTCCCCGGCCCCGCCACAGAATAGATCCTGCCGGTCCCAGTCACAGTCCAATTCGAGATTACCGCCGCGAATTCACTCCGCTCGAACGAGCCGGTCTGTAAGTCCGCCGCATACGTCCAGCGGAGCTTGCGGACCTTATTCGTCGGAATGGTCGTCCCGTTCTTATCAACTAATGATGAGAAGTCGATCGTCACTCGCCATTTCGTCGGCGACGTGCCATTCGCGAGAGTCTTTGACGCCGCGTCCCACGTTGCCGAACCACTCGTGGACGAATAGATGCCGAAACGGTTCCCGTTCGCGCCAGCTGCACTCGGATAAAGCACACGAATCGTCGTCCCTGTTTGTGTCGCCGTGAGAAACGGCGACGTCGGTCCATTCATCCCGCCCGTAATCGCCGCGACGATATCATCGAGCGTGTCGCCGGAAACCACCTGATACGTATAACTCAACCCGAGATATCCCAAACCCACAAACTCTCCGGCTACCGCCGTTCCGGAAAGCGTGAAATCCGCATACGACGATTGGTAGCTGCCTTCGATCGCTTCCGCGTGATCCTTCACACGCACGAAATAGGGATCTGCTGCCGGATCGTCCCCGGCCCACACTCTCAAATACGGCCAGTCCACGGTAGGAAACAAATCGGAGTCCAACGCGATGCAATTCGTGCGAGTCTCCTCGTAGGTCAGCACCAGCCCGCTCAAATCGCCGTCCGGTAGATTTCGTAATGCCGGATGTTCGTAAACGTTATCGCGATTCCACTCAATGACGGCCCAGTCGAACTGCTGCCGCCAAGTCCCCGAGACGGTGAATCCATCCGCCGATGCACCACTGATGGCCGCGATTGCCGACGGGTGCAAGAAGAAGCATTGCAGATCCCGGTCCGGAGTGAGTTTTTCAGTCATTCGCCTTCATTCGCGGCTTACAGTCTGATCGTGACCGTCAGATCGCGACCCGGCAACGTCCCCGCGGCCGTCGGCACCGATGTAATGTCCAGGTCCAGCCGCGCGCTCGCGGCCAGCGGCGCTAGCCCGAATCCGCCGACTACGTTTGAAACGGTCTGTCCGTCCGCAATCGTCAAAGTGCAGTATGCCGAACCACTCTGCGTCACTTGCATTTCGATCGCGCCTCCGCTGGGAGCTTCTCGCACAATCGCGGAAATATCACGCGGCACGTGCGGATCCTCAAGCACCAGCGGCGGTGCCGCCCCTGTCTGAATGGCCAGATACCCTTGCGTCTGGATCGAGAGTTGCCCGCCCGCCAGCGTGCGCAACCCCTGATCCGCGGTCGCCCCGAACGCGGCATTCCCCACCAGCCCGCCGCCTACCGCGTTCGTCATGTACAACTCCGCCGCGCCAATCCGCACATTGGGAAGGAACACCGAATAACTGAAAGCCGCGTTCGCCGGACTCCCGAAGAAGCCTTTTACAAACGGAATTGTCACGATCAAACGCTGCAAGTGATACGCCAGCGTCGCGCCAGCGTGCGACACAGCGGTGCTCCCAAGCGATCCCCTGACGACCTGGTACTGCGTCCCTCCGCTGGCCACGGCCTCTACTTCCAGAAGCTCTGCTTCGATCTGCACAAACTGCCCGACGACGGCTGGGCCCGCTGCATTCAAGGTTATGGTTGTATCGGTCGCAGTAATGGCGCTTGCCAATGAAAACGTCGTCGGGCTGTTGAGTTCATCCCAGTAAAACAAACACAGCGTTCCCGCCTGGATCGTCTCTGTGTTCGCCATTGTCGTAAACGTGATCCCCGATAGCTCAACCGTGCCCTGGCCGGTCAAGCTCAACGTGAATGACGGTGGCGGCGGTGTGTCCGTGTCCACACCTCCCGAACTCCCGCCGATCTGCCAGCGCGTCAGCGGATTCAGTTCGTACGCGCTTTCTTGATCGAGCACATTGGCCGACCGGCCCGATATTTCGACGGTCGCGCCCGGCGTATTCGAAACCTCAAACTCTGCCGGACTCGATGTGCTCACGCCGCCGAATCTCCACGTTCCATCCGCCACCACGAAATAGCTCGTCGAATCCGGCTCCACTTGCCACGGCGGGCTGATAGTCAAGGTGGTGTCGGTATTCGTAACCACGACGCGCTCTTGCGTCGTCCCGGTTCCACGCATCACCCGCACCAGCGCACCCTTGAAGTTATCCGCCGACATTCCGAGCCCGGTTTTGCCGATGGTCGTCGCCGAGTGAATCCCCGCGTTCTCTTCCGGCTGCAGCTCCAGCCTCCAATAGAAGTTCGCGTGATTGTAGTTGCCGTCCGGCGGACCCACCAGCTCAGCCGTTCCTCCCGCGTCCGCGAACGAGGTCGCCACCGTCTGGCCATGCGCGACCCGCAGCAGCTCCATCGGATTCGATCCGCGGTACACCGAGAATGCTGTGGTATTGCCCGGCGAAAAACTCAGTCCCGTCAGACTCACGGAGTTCGTGTTTGTTCCCGTGGGGATCTTCGCCCGTATCGCGAATGACAGTCCGCTTTCCGCGCCGCTCGAATCCGTCGCGCTCACTGCGTAGTACAGCGTCTGTCCGCCCGCGAGCGTTCCGCCCGTTGCGTTGATCGTCGGATTCAGGCTCACCAGTGGAATATTCGCCAGTGACGACGCGGGCGCGGCCGGCACCGTGAACGCCGCTCTTAGCTTCACCTGGAATCCGCCATCCGAAAGCGGAATCAGCGTCTCCGTAATGCCGAATTGTTCGATCCCGTTTGTGTCCAGTACGCTTCCTACCAGGGGCCGCGGCAGCCCGATCTCCCCCGCGCCTGTTCTGCGACCTCCAGCCGCGCTGGCGCCGCCCGACGTGTACCATGCGTCATCGTGCCATTGCGCCGTGATCAGAACTGTCTGATAGTTCGCTCCCGGAGCCAGGCGCAGGATCCGGAACGGTTGTCTTTGTAACCCTTCCTTCAGATACGTGACCGTGATCAGATCGCCCGGTACGAGCCCCGCGCCGCGCACGGTCGTCTCGAACTCGACCAGCGTGCTCCCTACGGTCGACTTCGCCAGTTGCAGATCCAGCATCCGCGTTGCCTGGTCGAAGTTCGGAAGCCCTAGGCCCGGAAACGTAGCCGTGACTTCCCGCTGCGTCAACAGCGCGTCGTCCACATCCGCCAGAGACAGACTATCCTGCTGATACTCGTTGAACTCGTCTTGGAATTCCACCGTCAACCGGTTTGGCGTATCGGCGCCACTGGCTGCGTACAAACGAATGGCTGGTTCGCCGCCTGGTTTGCGCAGAATACCCGAGAACGAAGCCGACCCGTCGCTGAACTCATAGGCCGGCCAGCCGCCGTTCAACACCTCGGTGCTATTGCTGCCGTCCGGCTTCGCGGGCTGCTGCAGTGCTAGCGTGTTTTCGACCCGTAGGGTCAGCAGCCCTCCGGTTCCGTACGTAAGCAGCAGCGACGATCCGTTCCGGATGCCCCGTGCGACTTCGGCCGCGCTCCATCGCCGATTCACCACCAGGTTGCATTCAAATCGCGGAACCAGGACCGTGTTGCCATAGAGGTCCGTGGTCTCGATCGCTTCCTCGCAGTACGCGGCTGCCGTAGCAAAGCTCACCAGGTCGACATCCGACGTAAGCCAGCCGCTTCGCCGCAGCACATCCAGCAAAACCCATGCGGGGTTATTCGTAAATGCTTCGCCGAGAGACGCGCCGCTCTCGTCGAATCGCTCCAGCTTCAGTCCTGCCAACAGCACCTGGACTCTGGGCAGCGACTGTCCGTTGCTGATCTGATTCGGCACCACCACGCTAGCCATCGCCATGCTGCCGTATGGATCGCCGCCAGGGAAATCCGGATTGAATGATCCCGACCGCGTGCCGCCGGTGACGAGGCTGAACCAGCCCGTCCCGGTCATATCCACGCCGCTGACGCCCTCGGGAACTTCCACATCATTCACGACAACCTTCAAGATCTCCGCGATCTCGCCCATCCCCAACAGCACTTCCAGATGGGTAAGATTTCCATCGTTCCTCGCAAAGACCACCGGCGGCTGATACCACGCCGTACCGTACACTAGCGGAACGAAATCGTTGTATCGAGCCTCGCTCGCGATAATCGGAGAGAGATGTGATCCCGACTCGCCGAAACTTCGCACCTCGATCTGCGCCGGTACGAACTCCACGCCGCCGAATCGTCCGATGTCGAACATTCCGCGCGCCGTGCACGCCGGTCGCGTGTAGTCGCAAGTCGTGAACGGCTGCCCGCTATCCAGCGTGCCCACACCGCCCGTCTGATCGGGCGAATATCCGCAGCGATACAGCGCCGAATATTTTCCCTTCGTGCCGCCGGTCAACGCCTCAAGCCGCTGGTCGGACGTCGCCGGGAATACCCATGGACATCGCCGCTGGATTCGCACGTCGGGAAGCACGATGCGCTGCAAATTCAGCCGGTTCGTGAACGTGACCCGCAGTGCCGCTTCCGTCGTCTCTTCCGCCGCGTTTGCAATTCCACGAAATACGATCCGCGCTTCCGACGACGCCGCTTGAGCGGTCAAGTCGTAAAACAGGAAACGGGCGACCACCTGCGCGCCCCGGAACCCCGTCTCCCGTTCAATCTCCGAAAACCGAGAATCCGCGTTCGCCAACGTGACACTGATCTTGGTGTCTTCCGGCGCTGCCGCCAGCTCGAAAAGATTATGCTTCAACAACCGTGCGTCGTAATTGTTGCCGTCAAACGTTACCGCGTGCGTTCCCCACCGCTCCACTGAACCATTCTGTAAGGTGCATTCGAATAGGAACAGCGGTGTCGGAGGTGTCTGCTCTTCTTTGAGTTGATCTATCGTCGGCATTCTGGTTCAGCTCGCCATAATCCTAATCACCGCATCGAACACATCGGTGCCCTGGGCCGTCACCGTGAAGTCGTCCTCCGCAAAGCGGGCTTGCGAATACAGGCCGGCGCTTCCACCCGTCTTCTTGTAATCCGACGTTCCCGGCTGCGCCTCCACTTGCATCCCGAACAAGTCCACGATTGCACCCACATCCAGAACCACCCCGAACACAACGTTGTCCGTGTTTAGTCCCAATTCCACGTCCAGCGAAGCCCGCATCCACTGGCTCGTCAAGGCGATACTGCGCGTCGCGCTGCCTCCCGTCGTCGTTGCCGATAGCGTTACGTTCGATACGCCCGTCGTCTTCGCCCACACGCTCAGCGTGTACCGGAAATTTCCAGGGGCCGCCAGTGTTTGCGCGACCGCACCTGCGGCCGACCCCGCGTTGACCACTTGCGTCGCCCGCGTCGTTCCCAACGGATCACTGATGCCCGGCGTCAACTGAATCAGCGAGCCGTTGACCCACGCCGGATCGCCAAACTCTTCGCTACGCAGCAGCAGGTTGCCGAAGGGATCCAAAAACGTGAATGTTGCGAATCTTCCCGTCACCGCCTGGAACAGTGTGTCGATTGCCGTCCATTCGTTCAAAGTCAGTCCACTCGCCCGAAGCTCCCACTCCCGCGTCCCGGCATCCGGATCCCCGAAGACCACCGTGCTTCCATCACCCAGCGCGTTCACCACCGTGCGCGTCACGTTCGTTCGCGTCACCGGATACAGCGCCGATGCGCCCGTCGCCAGTTGCGGAAACACCAGCATGTTAGCGGTTCTCCTTGACCACCAGCGAGGCTACGCCGTCATTTCGTCCGCGATAATCCGCCGACATAATGTCGCCTTCGAAACTGCAGTTCGTATGCACCGTTCCATCCCATGGATCGGTAAACGTGAACGTCCCCGCCTGGCCGCCCTGCTCCACGAAGAAGTCCTCGAAGCCGGCGAGCTCCGTGTCATCCAGTAGTTCCAACCGAATCAGCCACCGTTTCAGTGGAGCGCCAAATCCCGCAAACCGCTGCTCGCTGCCGTCCAGAAACCGGAGCACCTGTGTCGAATACCGCCTTGTCCGGTCCGACGGATACTGCGCCACCGCTCCCGTCTTCAACGCTGGGAAATTCGCCACCTACGCCTCCCGAACTACGTCGTTCAGCACGCTCGATTGCAGCATCGCCTGCCGAACGGCCATCGCTATATCCGTGCTGTGATCCAAAAATGATTGGCTGTCCATCGCCTGAACTTGTACGGTGATCTGCGCCGGCCCGCTTGCCTGCCCTCCAGCGGGTGCAGCTCTCGGAAGTCCGCCTTGCGGATTGTCCACCCCGAACGCTTGCCCTCCGCTCTCGCTCACTCCACCATTGGCCTGGATCGAAGGCGGCAGCGCAAACTTCGTCAACGTAGCCGGCGTCGAACTATCCCCACTTCCCCCGAACAAGTTTGCGAGCCCGGAAATCAACGGGCTAAGACCCAGCCCCGCACCGAACACATCCAGCAGTGTGCTGCCTATCGACTGACCTGACGAAGCTCCGCTCGAAGAGCCTCCGCCCGATGTCGTCCCTAAGCTTGCCTGAATCGACGCAGTCGCCGCCTGGCTCTCGGTCTGCAACTGCTGCAGCTGGTCCGCCAGTTGCGCGATCTGTTCGTTCAGTCCCAACGTTCCCGGATCACTTGCCATTCAACCCCTCCGCCCGCAGCTCTTGTTCCAGCGCCAGGAATGCGTCCGCCTCACGCGCCGTCGGATCGCGCCACCCCCAGGCACGCGCCGCTAAGAACCTTTCCAGCAGTTCGATACTTTCCGCCGTCATCAGCGACTTCGGGCACTCTTCGGTCGACGCCGCCCCGCGCGCCCACACGATTCGCCTGGCACCGCGTTGTTCCTCCGGCAGAAACCCGCAACGTCTGCGCACTTCGAGGCCCTGCTTCCGGCACGCGTCGCATTCCCATCGGGACCCGTCACCGCGCAGGAAATGAAATGCGACAATCAGTTTTTTCGTTGGTCCTCGCTCAGCCCGCACTCCCGTTTGATCCGGCCCAGCATCTCCTTGGCCAGATCCAACGGACCTTTCTCGATCAGCGCAGCCGGCGTCGCCGCTTCTCCGTCAATTTCCAGACCCTCGATCGCTTCCAACCCCCACTCTAGATACACGCGGTCGATCTCCGCCGCCAGCACCGCCGCCTCGAGCTTCTCCCGCGGATCCTGCCCCGCATCCAGAAACTCCACCTTCCGGCCGATCTCCCGAATCCTCCGCGCCAGCTCGATCCTCCTCGCCACGGAGATCCGCGCTACCCGGAATCGCACTCCTGCGCAAGTCTCCGCATCGAACCACGCCGAGCTCTCGTGTCTGTTACCCGAAAGCCCGTTACCCGAAAGCCCGTTACCCGAAAGCAATGTACAACTCGTCATTCACCGTCCCCTGCGCGCGATCGTTTTGAAACGCCCACTGCAGCCGCGTCTCACTGTCGTCGAATTCCGGCACCTCCGGAACCATTGCCGGCATGTACGCCCCGAACAATTGCCCCGTCTGCTCGCCCAACTGCAACATCACCCCGATCGGCGAACGTTGCCGAGCCGCCTGATACAGGGCTTTCGTCTGCGCGTCATCGTGCTCGAAGATCTTGAAGTTCAGCCGCACCGTTCGCTCACCCGCCGTAATGCACCTCGCAAAGTCGCTACCGAACTCCTGCAACCGTTGCGCGATTCCGTTTGTCATCGTCAGTTGCGCCGCCGTCAAAGTGAGGAATTGGCTTTCGGGCGCGCCCATCCACACCTGTCCCAGATGCCCCGGAACAATCGTGTAATCGAAGTCTGCCGAAGACGGTTCCGCCGGATAGCTGCTGAGTCCCGCCTGCCCGCTCACGAAGCTCGCACTGTCCAGCAGGTCCTGCGATGGCCCGGAAAACTCGAACTCGTGAAAGTCTCCGTTCACCGTCACTTTCATCGCGTCCATGGCCGCGCCGTTTAGGATCCGTTGCACTACGGTGCTCGGATCCCAGTAGTCGTAGATCGTCGTGCTTCCCAGGTCGTTCGCAAGTTGAAAGGTTGCCGTCGCTCCGATGGCCGAGCCCGCTACCGGCGTAACCGTAAACGCCGCATTTATGAACACCGTCGTCGTGTTCTGCACCGCCGCCACGAACCGGATCTCGCCCGCGGAAGTGATCGCTTGACCCGCCGTCAGCCCGTGCGCCGCCGCGAATTGGATCTGCGTCTGCCCTGTGACCACCGCCACGGTTCCGCCCGCGAAGATCACCGGCGTGGCCCCCATCGCCGCCCGAAACAACGGCCCGTGGGTCGGCGGCACCGTCTGATCCGTCCACTGCGTCATGAACGTGTTCAGTTGGAAATTCGTACGCCTCCGGATCCGGTTTGGCAGTCCCGGAAACGTTCGGCTTCCCGTCTTATCCCGGCGACTGGCCTGTTCCTGAACCTGACGTGCCGTCAGCTTCACAAGGGGAATCCGATTCGCGCCCGTGATCCCGGCCGCCTGGCCATAGTTCGACTCCAGCGCCACGTAGACTCTGTTGTTGTTCGATGATATATAGCAACTCATTTGCGTTTATTTGCGTTCATTTGCGGCTTACAATGACATGTCCACTTCAAATTCGACTTTCGCGATCTGTAGGAAATTCTTCCCGCCATGGCGTACTGGATCGATACTCACTTCGTACCCGCCTGTGAAGAATGCCCCTTCTCCCCAGCTCCCCCGATTTGCGTCCAGCACCTGCGTAACCGCTTCCACGTATAGCCGCAGTTGCTCCTCCACTCCCTCGATCCGATCCTGCGAAACCCGCACCTCGGCGACCGTTCGAACCTTGCCCGAAAAAGTTCGGAACTTCTCCGTCAGTAGATTCCGTACGCGATCCACGTACACATACACCGCCGGGTACTTCACAATCTGCGCACGCTCGCTCAGTTCGAAAGAAACGTTCTGGTTCACGACGTGGCCCGGCGGAATGGGAGCCAGCTCCACTGAGGTCTCGTTCGCGATCTCCGCCACCGCCGGACCGAGCCCCGTATCCGTCGCCGTCAGGAACCCCACCATCTTGCGCGTCGCGACGCTTCCTGTCATGGCCATCGCTTCAACCCCGCCTCAGCATCCAGCCGCCACTGATATAGGTGTCGGCGGCTTGCCCGTCTCCCGGCGCTGCGCCCGCAGCCAACCCCGAACCCGCCAACGTGAAACTCTGCCCCACCGGAACCGGTGTCGGATTCTGTAACGCCAGCCCGTCCGGCGTCAGTCCCAGATAAACGTTGAACCCCGTCGCGACCGCCGCGACGACAGGTGTACTTGGCATCTGCACCACTGGCAGGCTCCCAGCCGGCGCAGCGTAAGCCGTCATCTCACACGGCTCTCCCTCCTGCCCGGACGCTCCCACCCACGACACCCGAGCATAGTAAGTGGTCGCGGGAATCAGACCAGCCACGGCACTGAACACCGGCGTCTGCGCCTGCGGAATCGGCGTCAGCGCTAGGCCCACGCCGAAATGAAATGTGTGCTCCCGCGCGTTCCGCGTCAGCTCCCGGTACTCCAGAAACTTTGGCTGATACCGGTCGTTCAGCTGATTGTTGAACGCATCCCGGTACACGATCTCTAGCGTGTGTACCGCATGCCAGCGTTTCAGTTGCCTCGTAACCACCACGTCCGATACGCCGATGGTTCTGCGCCGGGCCGCGGGCGTCCCGACCTGGAATGGCGAAAATACTTGCAGATTCGTGCCCGCATGATCCAGGAGAAAATCCAGCACGTCCTCCGCGACCTCTTCGGTCGCTAGGTCCAGCTTCACTCCCAGGTCGATCGATTCTAAGTTCGCTAGCCCAAGGATTGCCGACTCATATACGCGCAAGTCTTCGGTGCCGTTCGGACTACCGTCTATCAGCAACATTCAGTTGCGCCTCTTTCCATTTCGCCTCCGCTTCCGCGCGGAATTGCGCCGTCTCCTCGGGATTCGCCAGGTCTGCCTTCCCTTCGGCGATCAAGCGCGCCGCCACCGCGCGCGGTAGCTCCGTTTTCACCCCGGCCCTGCCTCCATCCGGCGTAGCCCGACTGGTCACCACCGCGAACACCACCTCGATCACGGCTTCGATCTTGCGAATCTTCTCGTAATACGCGAGCAAATTCATATGGCCTTTTGAAGGAGGGCAGGCTTCAGCCTGCGTGGGGCTTTAGCCCCGCTCTGCCCTCCCTCTCTCTCCCCTAGCTGTTCACCTGCACCCCGAAGCTGTTTCTCAGCAAGCCCGAGCCATACAGCACGTCCACTGTAAACTGCTGCGCCAGCGTGTTCGGTTGATAACTCATCGTCACCCGCATCCCGAAGCTGCCCAGTTCGGCGTACTCCGCGATCGCCCCCGTCCCCGGCAGCGGTCTCGGCAGCCGGCGCACCACCAGACCGATCGCGTCCCGCGCGAAGGCCAGGTTGTGCGTGGTCACTGGACTCGACCCCGTCTTCATCACGAACTGCGACCGGAAAATGTAGAAGTCCTTCATCTTCCCGACCGCCCCGTCCACCAGCGCGCGCAAACCTGCTTCACCCGCCGTGTTGAACTCGCTGAACCGAGGAATCTGCCGCAGTGTCGAATACGTCCCCGGGTCCACCACCAGATACTTCGCCGCATTTGGAGGAACCTTCGCCGCGAACAGCCCGGTTTCCGCTGCGTCCACCACTTCTTCCGTGATCGCCGTTCCGCCTGTCCCCACTGCCGTGTTTGCGGTAAAGGACGCATACAGAGCCAGAAGGTCCGTCTCGATCTTCTCCGCCAGTGCCACCACCGCCGGTTGCATGTACAGCTTCAGCAGATCCGGAACCGCGAGAATCTTGGTCACGTCCGGAATCAGGAAGGTCGCCTCCGCGTGCGTGTTCAGCACGATCTGCGCATTGTCCAGGTTCGGATTCTGAGTTGTCACCGTGCTGCCTTCCGTCAGGTTGTGAGCCGTCATCGCCGGCGGAATCGGCACGTTGATCGTGTCTCCCGCTTGCGCCAGCGCCGGCTCATAGTCGCGATTGACCAGGTTGCCCATGACAAGGTTCCCCATCAGCGCGGGTAGCGCGTCCGCCGCCACCAGCTTCACAATCGCGTTCGCTACGTTACTCGATGTAATTGCACCCATGTATTCTGACTCCTGAATTCTGACTTCTGTCTCCTACGCATCAAAGCCCGCGTAGCGTTTGCGACGCCACCCGCGCGATTTCCTGCCTCACCCTGTCCATCTCTTCCGCGCTCATCCCCGGCCGGATCTTGTCGATGTCCACCCCACCCGCCCCCGCGCCGCTCCCACGTGTCCCGCCACTTGCCCCCGACCCCCCCGCCACCCGCGCCGGCAACAGCTCCGGATTCTCGCCGACGAATTTCTTCAGGAACTCTTTCATCTCTCCGCCGTCGCGCGGAACTTCGTCCTTTACCGCCTTGTACGCCAGATCGAGCTTCGCCACCCCCAGCTTCTGCAGCTCCGCCCGGATGGCCGATCCCCGTTCGGCTTCCTCCACCCGCTTCTCCAGGCCTTCTCTTCGGCGCCGCTCCTCCGCCAGTTCCTCCAGCACCACTCGAATATCTGTTTCGTCCATGCCCTCTCCTATCCACTCGGAGCGTGGGGGACTGCCCACCGATTTCGATCAACCGACGGAGCGTGAGGGACTGCCTACCGATTTCGATGAACTACAGTCCCCTCTGTCCGCGGCAGCTCCCCGAAATCGGCTGGCTGTCCCCACGCGTTCCCGCGCCCCCGTCAAACCCCCTCGATCTCTTCCACAATCCGATCCTTCACGTCCTGCCGCGAATCGCACAGATACTTCAGCGCCAGCTTCTTGAAGACTTCCTTCGTCAGCGTCGGCGACGTCACGCCCAGCGTGAGTAGTTGCTTTGCGTCCTCCAGTTCCGTCCCGAAGTCCGCGATGTCAAACTCGTCCATGCCGGTTACACTCACATCCAACCCGTCTTCGCGAGCCGCCGCCGTCGCCCGCAGCACTCGCCGGATCTGCTCTTTGATTGCGTCCCCGTATCCGCGCAGTACCTCCTGCGTGATTGCAAAATCCATCTGCTTGCTGAGCGCGCTCTGGCGCTGCGTTCCGCTTTGCTCGACTCCGGCCTGGCTCAGATAGCACACCCTGTAGATCTCTTCCCGCAGCCGCACCAGGTTGTCCGCGGCGATCTGGTAGACCTTTCCTTCCGGCTCCGTCCAGCCGAACCTGTCCTGCGGTCCAAGCTGGATGTAATAGCTCTCCCCCACCATCTGGCTCCACTCGCGATCCGAATACACCACCGGCATCGCGAACAGCCCCATCGTCAGCGCCCAGCTCAGGGCATTCGACTTATTGAAGTGCTCCAGTTGCAGCGAGGCCGCCCGATTGAGCATCCACAGCCCTTCCGGAATCCGCAGCGCAAACAGCGGTGTTTGCCCCAGCTTGGCCAACGCGTGCGTTCCTTGATCGATGAGTTTGCCTTCACCATCGCGCTCAAGATAGATTCGATAAGTCTGCTTGTCGTAGTACGCCCACTTGGTCTCGGTTCGCCAATCCGGATCCTCCACACGATCTTTCTTGATCTGTTTCGTCCGGATTACCACCCACTCGAAGTTCCCGTACTCATCCAGGCTCCAGTTGATGACGTCGTCCGCGCCGTATTCCACCAGGTACGCCCGCGACGCACCGCTCGCGTCTTCCTCCCCGCGCGTCCCCGGCCGCCTTGTGTCCCATGTGGCGATGCGCGGAAAATCCACCAGCACGTAACTGGTGCCCGTCACCAAACTCTCCGTGAACTGCCGCCGAAAGAAATCTGTCAGCGACGTGCCTCTTCGGTCCGAATCCTCCACCAGCGCCGCGAAGAATGTTTTCGACGCCGCATCGCTGCCGTCGAAGGTGATCACCGGCTCCTGCCGGAACAGCGTCGCCGCGTACCAGTCCACGATCGATCCCACGTAGTTCTCGTAGAAAATCCGGCACAGCCGCTCTGCGTATACCTCGCCCGGCTCCCTCTGGCGGGGGATCAGGTACTCCGCCGCATTCACACGGAACTGTTCGCCGCCCGCATACAGATCGCGATATCTTCGCCACGCGACCTTCTTCGCCACATACTCCGGATGCTCTTGATCAATGTCGAACACCATCACTCTCCTTAGGAGGGCAGGCTTTCAGCCTTTGTGGAGCGGGCTTCAGCCTGCAAGCGGGGCTTTAGCCCCGCCTAAATGCTTTAAATCAGCCTCGTCCCTCTCTCTCCGACCCTCTCCCCCACCCGCAGCTCCTGCCAAACTAGATACCCCAGCGCATCCGACAAGTGCGTTCTCCTCGGATCCCGATCCTTGTCGATCACCTGAGTGTTCTCCTTGTACGCCACCTGCTCCAGGTCTTTGATCAACTCTTTGCAGCGCCCATCGATCAATAGCCGCGACTCCCCATCCGCCGGCTCCAACGCCGCGTTGACCACCATCACCCGATCCCGCACCGCCGGATTCGACCTCGGAACTTTAAACTCCACCGCCCCGTACTCGCCGCTCCGAAAGAACTTCTTCAGCACCGCTAGATCCGACGTCCCCGTCGTCTGCATATGCGCCCCCGACGCGTCCGCATACACCTTCAGCCCCGCGCCATGTTCCGGAAACCGATTCTGAAATTCCTCGCACGCCTGCTGCGTCGTCGCCCGGCTCAGCACGATCTCGTCCAGCACCACCACTCCCTCGCCCCCCACCTGCGCGACGACTGAGCACATCGGATCCACGTTGAAATCCAGCGCCCACAACAGCGCCCGATTCCGATCCACCTTCACTTCAGCGACATTCTTCCCCCGCTCGAATCCGTAGTACACTCGCCCGGCATGCAAATGCAGATACTCGCCGAGCACCTCCTGCTGATAAAACCGCGTGTCATAACTGCTCTTGAGCCGCTCGTAGTAGTCCGGCACCCGCTCCAGCAGATGCCGATTCTCGAACGCCTTCGCGGTCACCACCTCATAGCCATCCACCCGCTCCGCGACGAACCGCTCGTAGACCCAGTCGTAACCCTTCGGGGTCCACACCGCGAACCCGCACAGCCTGGCTGCTTTTGGATCTCTTAGCCGCCCTTCCAGCCGCAGCCAGGCCTCTTCTGACGTGTACGTCAGCTCGTCCAGTCCGAACCACGCCAGGTTGCTCCCGCGTAGCCGCTCGAACTCCTCCACCGCCCGAAACAAGATCCTCGATCTCGTTTCCCCCATCAGCAGATAGTTCTCCGCACGATTCACCTCGTGCGGAATTCCGTTCTTCGCCAGCGCCTCTAACAACGCCGCTACCGTCGCATCCCGCAACATCGGATACGTCGGTGCCCCGATCAGCCCCGTTCGCCCAGGATTCAAGTAACTCAGCTTGATCGCTTCCTGGCACAACGCCTGGCTCTTGCCCGATCCGATCGGTCCCGAAAACCCCTTGAACCTCGCCCCCGATTCGTGGAACCGCTTCTGCGACGGCAGCGGCCAATATTCAATGTCTCGGCGCTCTACGTCTCGGGTTTCGGTTCCACCCAGGTCACCGTGATGTCCTTCGGCTCTTCCTCTTCCAGTTCCGCCTGGAGTTGCACTAGCTTGATGTAATCTCCCAAGGTCGCTTTTACGTCCTTGCCTGCCAACTTCTTCTCCACGTTCTTCAGCAGCTTGTCTACTACCGCGGCCTGAGTCTTTTTTTTTTGCTTTCGCTCAGTTTGCTCACGACCGAAGTCTATCCGCACACTTCGGGCGCACGCATTCCGCAGCACGCTAAGTCGCCATCGCGAAAGAACTTGTTTTTGTTTGGAAGTAGGCTATTGCGCGGAAATTGGGGACTGCCTACCGATTTCGATGAACTAACGCCGCGCTGTCCGCAACATCGCCCCGAAATCGGCTGGCTGTCCCCTCGTGTCTGCAGTAACGACACGCTATCTCGTCGCTGTCCCCGATTTCACTGCCCCGGCTCGATCTTCAACATCGCGCCGTCATTCTCATCCGTCAGCAGATACAACAGCCCGTCCGGCCCCTGCCGCACATCCCGGATGCGCTGATGCAGATCCGTCAGCAGCGATTCCCGCCGCTGCTCGCCGTTCTCGTTGAACACGATCCTCTGCAAATTCCCCGTCCCCGGCAACCGACCGACCGTCATCGACCCAAGGAACAAATTCCCCTTCCACGCCGGGATCTTGTCGCCGCTGTAGAACAATATCCCCGACGCGGTCACCGATGGCACCCAGAACAGCTCCGGCGGCTCGAACCCGTCCCTCGACGGACCCGGAAGCCGCTTGCCGTCGTAGTCCCGACCATACGTCACCAACGGCCACCCGTAATTCTTGCCCGCCTTGATCACGTTCACCTCGTCCCCGCCCTGCGGACCGTTCTCCGTCTCCCACAGCTCATTAGTCCCCGGCTTGAAGGTCAACCCCAATATCGTGCGATGCCCCCAGGAATAAATCTCCGGCTTTGCTCCGGCTTTCCCCACGAACGGATTGTCCTTGGGAATCGTGCCGTCGTCATTCAGGCGCAAAATCTTCCCGACATCCGAACTCAGATCCTGCGGCGCATCCGGATTCCTCCGGTGCGACGAACTGAAGTACATCTTGCCATCCGGCCCGAACGCCACCCGCGATCCATCGCCTCCATTGAGCGGCTGCCACGCATCCGCCACGAATACATCCTGAACGCCAGTGAGCGACTTGCCATCGAATTTCCCCCTCGCCAGCGCCGTCGTCGCCCAATAGCCGTTCTTGCCATCCGGAGCCTTGCCCTTCTTGATGTAGGTGAGATACACGAACCCGTTCTTCGCGAAATCCGGATGCAGCGCGACATCGAACAGCTGGTCGATCGACAAACCCGCAATCCCCGCGATCGGTTCCGGCGCCAGCAGGCCGTTATGCATGATCCGCAGCCGCCCCGGCCGCTCTGTGATCAACACATCCCCATTTGGCAGGAACGCTAAACTCCACGGATGCGAGAGCCCTTTCGTCACCACCGACACCCGAATCTTCTGGTTCTTCTCGTAGGTGGTGTACGTCCACGGCCCCGCGCCCAGAGGGTAGGCCTGCGGCTGCGCCCACGCTACCGCCGCAATAATCAGGAAGGATAAAATCCGCATCGCCCCCGAGTCTATCTCAAATGTGCATAGGGCAGGTCTCTAGACCTGCGACGGACGCCAGTCTGCCGTCTCTTTAACTCGTCGCACACAAGTGTGCGATACTTAAGACGTGAAGGGGAGTGAGTTCCTGCGCAAGCTTGCCACACTCGCGCGCCGGAAAAACCTCGACTTTGTCTTCATTCCCGCGAAGGGGAAAGGGAGCCATGGAACTTTGTATTTCGGCTCGTCCTTCACCGTCGTGAAGGATCGAAGGAAAGAAATCGGCGCAGGGTTACTCCGCGCAATGTGTAAAGACCTGGGAATCGATCCTAGGGAATTGTGAAGGGATCTATCATGTCTTCATTTGTCTACCCCGCCACATTCCGGCGCGACGAAAAAGGACGGCCGGTTGTCAGCTTCCCTGATTTCCCCGGGGCCCACACCGATGGCAAGGATATGCGCGAAGCGGTCGAAGAAGCTATTGACTGCCTGGGAAGCGTCATCGCTACGCTTATCGCCAAGAAGTCCGCCGTTCCACCTCCATCGACACTCAAGCGAGGGCAGCGTCTCATCCCCGTCCCGCTGTGGATCGCCGGCAAACTCGCTCTCTATCTCGCCGTCCGCGAGCAAGGCATCAGCAACTCGGCATTGGCTCGCCGCCTGGGCGTAAGGGAAACGGTCATCCGCCGGATGCTCGATCCCGACCACGAGACGAAGTCGGAGAAACTCCAGGCCGCGCTCGACGCTCTCGGAAAGCGGATCGTGGTAGCCGTCGAGGACGCCGCGTAGTCTCCCGTAAAGGTGACGGTCTCCAGGCTCACCGCCTGCCGAGGCCTGTCTGCTATCGTAGAAGGTTAACCCCTAAAACATGCCCACTCCAGTCCCCATCACCGTCGCGCACGGTGACGGCATCGGCCCCGAAATCATGGCCGCCACGTTGCACATCCTCAAGGAGGCGGGTGCAGCGCTTGAAATAGACACCATCGAAGTCGGCGAGAAGGTCTACCTCACCGGAAACACCTCCGGCATCGCGCCCAGCTCCTGGGATTCGCTGCGCCGCACCAAGGTATTCCTGAAAGCTCCCATCACCACGCCTCAAGGCGGCGGATACAAGAGCCTCAACGTCACCACCCGCAAGATGCTCGGCCTCTACGCCAACATCCGCCCCTGCGTGTCGTATCACCCCTTCGTCCGCACCAAGCACCCCGGCATGGACGTCGTCATCGTCCGCGAAAACGAAGAGGATCTGTACGCCGGCATCGAGTACCAGGCCACGCCCGACGAGATCATCGCGCTCAAGGTCATCTCCCGCCCCGGTAGCGAGAAAATCGTCCGCTACGCTTTCGAGTACGCCATGCAGTACAAGCGCAAAAAGGTCACCTGCTTCACCAAGGACAACATCCTCAAGATGACCGACGGCAGCTTCCACAAGATCTACGACGAAATCTCTGCCGAATACCCCAGCCTCGAGAAGGAACACTGGATCGTCGATATCGGCGCCGCCAAACTAGCCGATACGCCCGAAGCATTCGACGTCATCGTCATGCCGAACCTCTATGGCGACGTGCTTTCCGATGTGGCCGCGCAAATCGCTGGTTCCGTCGGACTCGCGGGATCGTCCAACATCGGCGCTCATGCCGCCATGTTCGAGGCCATCCACGGTTCGGCTCCCCGCCGCGCTGGACAGAACCTCGCGAATCCGTCTGGCCTGCTCCACGGCGCTCTACTCATGCTGGTGCACATTGGCCAGCCCGACGTCGGCGAGCGCATCCACAACGCCTGGCTCCGCACCTTGGAGGAAGGCATCCACACTTACGACATCTTCCAGGAGGGCCTCAGCAAACAGAAAGTCGGCACCAAGGAATTCGCCCAGGCCGTGGTCGCGCGCCTCGGCCAGAAACCGCAGACGATCAAGGCCGCCGAATACTCCACGACTCCTCGCCCACCTATCAAGTTGCCGGAGCCTAAGCCCGCGCCGAAGACCGAACTGGTCGGAGTCGACGTCTACGTCGAATGGCCCTCGCGCGAGCCCAACAGCCTGGCCGCAGTGATCGGCAAAGCGTCCGGCGATGGACTCACGCTCGAAATGATGGCCAACCGCGGCGTCAAGGTTTGGCCCGAGGGTTCTCCCGAAACACTGTGCACCGACGATTTCCGCTGCCGCTTCCTGGGCACCGGCGTCACACAGAAGCAGATCGTTTCCCTGCTCGATCGTGTCGTCGGCCTCGGTCTTCCGATCGGCATGACCAATAGCTTGCGCAACTACGACGGCAAG